TTTCTTCTTTCCCCTCTCCTTCGTTCTTCCTTTCTGTTTTTTTTTTTTTTTTTTTGTGCTGTTCTCTTTTGTGGGAGAGCTCGCGAGCACCGCTCAGATCAACATTGCTGGATCTAACCCATGGTTGGGGTTAGCTCTGGCTATAAATCGGTTTTAAAGTGGTCGAGAAGCGGTTCATCCAGCATGACACAAGAAGCGTCGCAGACGATGCGTTCGAACAGGGTGATTGTGTCAACGTAATCAATATCATACGTTTCACAACACCATGCACCGAACTCGAGGTCGTCGAGCAATACTTTCTCGTTTTCAATAGCCTTCACGATTTGGTCCAAGGACAATTCACTAGTTCTCGCAAACCAAGATAGGTCTTTGAGTTGCACTTGCGTGTTGTCGTTTTCCATCCGGTAGCGGCGCAGAAAAAGGTTTCGCAGAGCTGGCACATGACGGCTTTCATAGGCGTAAGATAACGCCTTTCCAGCCATATATGCACTGTCCGAGATTCCTTGGTTCTGCGCACTCCTGATATTGAAACGTACTAGCATTTTGCCCAAGAGCGGGACCATACACGGGTCAGCGACGTCACTAAATATTCTCCGACTTAAAAATGTTGCCTCACCATTCATGGACACCTCTTTCCCTTTGAGCACCATCTTGAAACGCGCGACGTCCTCAACCCACGCTTTAATGTCAAGGCGTTGGTTGAGGCTGGCGAGGAGATCGTCGCCAAGTATTATCGCGCGCCCGTGACGGCGCTGTCGTTTGCAAACTACACCAAACATGAGGGCGTTGTAGATGCTGTTGCGGGCAGTGGTGGAAGTGGTTCCGGTGGGTAGCTGGTACTTGAGCTCAGCGCGGAATCCAAACTTGGTGCTCTCCACTGTGTAATGCTCGAGATCAAGCAAAAGTGTTCGGAGCCAGTCTGGCATTCTCAATTTCTTGAGGACGGCATCAAATAGCAAAGCCACGCGACTGCGTTGTTCCCTATCGTTACGCGAAAAGTCGCCCTCAACAGCATGGGGCAAATTTTCGTCGATAATGAACTTGCAGAGTTCGACGTCGTTGGTCTTATATGCAAATTTGACTTGCACAGGTCCGATCTTCACGCCAGACGAGACCATGGCTACTAACCTTTCCATAACAACCATCAACGCGGGACCGGTGATGGTGTTAAAGACGTCATTCCCCGCGTAAATGATGCGGGGGGCCCATGAAGGATCGTCGCGCTTGATAAGCACTTCTTTCTTCACGGACAAGGTTTTCGTGCCCACGTAACGGGAGTCGTGTCCGACCACCTCTCCGTAGGCTCTTTCCATGTCTGTCCTCTTGCGTTTGTCGAACTTGGCGAGCCATCTCTCGCGATCTGCAGGATCGTCATCCCATAAGTCAAACATATCGGGCCACTCGTCGATGAGCGCGAGTGCCTCGTTGAATACCGCTGTTTCGATGTCGTCGGATTCACCCTGTTGTTCAAAATTGCACCGCTTATTGAAAGCAGCCATGAACGAGGTGAAGTCGCCACAAGTGACCAGGGGAACGCATTGTTCGACCAAAGGACCCATCTGGTTGTACGGGTTCTGTTGGGCGGGGTGCAGTTCATGATCATCTCTGATGCTGTGGGGAACGGTGACGTTTACCATACGCACGGGAACCACGTTGAGCCGGCCGCAGATTTCACCTACGGGCCGTTCATCGTCTAGTTCATGTTGTTCGTGGTTGGGTGGGGCCGGCAGCTGCTGTTCTGCAAGGGCTCTCCCGCGACTAGCACGGTTGCGGTTAACAACGGTGTGGTGCTGGTGCGGGGCCGGGCGGCCCGGGGCCATCGCGGTTGGTTGGTTTTGTTGGTTGGTTGGTTGGTTGGGGTTGGGGTTGGGTTAGAACGAGG